AGGTTTGGAAAGCTCTGAGCGCTTACAGCAAAGTGAAACCCTACTGGACTCAAAAAGTTCTTATTGGTTGTTAGTGTCATCTTCTTCCTCTTCAGGATCTTCTACTAGACCCCAGTAATTCCATCTTCCATCTTTGTATATGTCTTCCATAATAGTATTTATAAGGGTTAAAATATAAGGCATAAAAAAAGGGACTCCGAAGAGTCCCTTTAGGTGAATCAATATAACTTAAAATTAAGTCATAAGTCCGTCAACACGGAAGATTCTGAAGTACGGGTTGGCACGATCTGTACCAGCACCTGCTGCAACACCCACGAATGGGTTCTGCTGCATACCGTATCTTGTCTTGAATCCGATTCTAGGCTGGAAGTCATTCTCACCAACGGCTTTAACCATAGTTAAAGGAACGTATGGGCAATAGAATAGACCAGCATCATATGGGTTAGTACCTCTGTAACCAACACATACGAAGTCACCAGTAGCATATGGATCAATATATACTTTGATTCTTCCACTCATAACACCAGCAAAGGTATTACCAGTATCATCAACCTGAAGTCCAGTAGACATTGCAGGAGCATAGTCCATAACACCAGCAGCTGCAATTGCAGAAGCTACGTCAGAAGAAACAACAATAAAGTTACCTTTTCCACGTCTAGTGCTTTTGGCGATCTGATTAGCTTCTCTTTCGATTTGCATAATAAGACCTTTGATCTTCTCAACCATCCAACGACCGTCACCATCTGTGTCAACATTAAACGCACCTTTAAGAGCAACGTTTGAAGTCAAAGCACCAATAGTAGCTTTCTTATAGACAGTTCTAATTAACTCTCTGTTGATTTCCGCAAGGATTTCAGAAGAAAGAATATTAGCAAGTTCTGCTTCAGCATCTAGACCGTGTACTGCTTTAAGGTCTTGAGCTAATTCCATAGTGTACTCTGCTTTAAGAGCACGTGACTTAGCAGTTACTGTAGCTTTCTCGATTGAGAATGCCATTTCACCAAATGATCCGTCACCAGACTCACCAACACCAAGTCTTTCAGCAGCTGCAGTCGTAAGACCTTCACCGTGAGTAGAGACTGTGTCAGCAGTATCAGCGATACTACCATCTGTGTCAGCATCAAGAACACCAACTAAACCAGTTGGATCTGCTTGATGAGTTCCAGTTCCAGAGAAGTCTGTATCAGCTTCGCCGAATAATGCTTCATCTCCACCCTGTGTGCTGTACTTAGACTTCATTGCAAAGATAAGACCAGTAGGTCCAGTCATTGGCTGAACGCCAGCGATATCATAAGCGATGAGGTTAGGCATTGCACGTCTTACCAAAGAGATAAGAACGGGATCAAACGTAGCCAGGTTAGCGCCACCGGCGCCTGAGTTAGGTGCAGCTGCTTCAGAGATGAAGTTTCCGCCCATATTTGCGGCATCTTCGCGAAGTGCCATTTCTTGGTTTTCCAACAATCTGGCTACAGTAGCCTTCTTGTACTTGTCTTGAATACTAGGTACGTCACCGTGTTCTAGTACTGGAGACCATTTTTCCATTAGATTTGTATCTGAATTAAACATTTTATGTTTTCTCCTATTAGATTACTTGTTAAATTTCGAGATTGCTTGTGTATATCTTGACATAACATCACTAACTTCGGTTTGAACCTCGTCAGTACCTGCAATGCTTGATAGTTCATCTACTGATTCACTAATTGCTTTTGTGAAGTATGACTCTTTAACAACTCTAACTTTCATTTCAAAGTTATCTTTGTTATCGAATTCAATATCTTCAACCAAAGCGCCTAGCTTCTCAGCTTCTGTGTCGGCAAGCCCTGAAGATTGTTCTCTTACTATATCAGCTCTTTCCAAAGTTTGGACAGATTCATGTAGTTTGATATTATCTTCTGTGGTTTTGTTTAATGTAACTTCCAGTTCAGCAACTTGTTCGGCGAGATCGTCTACCAAATCAACTTTACCTTCGGGTACATCGATATAATGTTCTTTGAACACTGATTGTAAAGAAGTCATAAAGTCTTCAGCAATTTCAGTCCTAAGACCTTCGGTTACTGCAACTTCATTAGTCTCCATCCAGTTAGAAACAACATAGTTTAAGTAGGAATCAACCTTCTCAACTAGTTCACTCTTAACTTCGGAAACCTCTTCTTCGAGATTCTGCGCGTACTCAGTTTCAAGTCTGTCCATTTCTTGAGATAGCTTACTAGTAAGTACTGCCTCAAAAATTGCACCGGCTTTGCCACGGAACCCATCAGATAAAGTAGCTTCTTCAGCGATTACAGCATCTAGGTCTTCTGAGAAGTCAACGGACTCAACTTTAGCTTTCGCCTTAAGTTCGTTTTTCTTCTGAGGAGCGGCCTTAATACTCTTAGCAACGGATCCATCATCTTCGGATTCATCGACTTTCGCCATTTTAGCATATATTTTCTGCGCATCTTCTTTTCTAGCTTTCTTCAACATATCAACTGCTGCTTGAATAACTCCGGCTTTGGTCTTCGGAATAGAAACTTCTTTGACTTCGGGTTCTTCGTCTTCGTCTTCTGCATCATCTGCAGATTCCTCGACTTCTTCTTCCTCGTCATCTTCGTCTTCTTCTTCTTTTACCTTAGCTTCATCAAGAACTTCTTCGTCTTCAACTTGTTGGTCTTCAACGAGCTCGTTCTCAAGCTCTTCAGCATCTTCTGATATGCCATCGACTGCTAGATCATTTTCTAGTTTATTTTCGTCTTTTGACATTTTGTATTCTCCTATTAAGAATTTACAAGTTTAGAGAGGAAATTCTTAAAAGCTTTAATCTCAATATTAGCAGAGCCAACACCTCGAGCTTCTTTTATTTCAGTCTCAATTTCTTCAATGTCTTGTGGACAAAGTATTCCGTTGTTCCATACCCATTCAACACCTTCCATGATTCCATTGACAAACGCCTCTGGAGCCGAAGGGTCTTGAACGATATCCACGGTAGAAAGCATAAAATCCTTTCCAACGTGCGACACACCTTGTTTATTCACAAGAGTTCCCATACCACGACTTGATACACCAAGCTTTACTCCACCTTCTAACAAACCAGTTACGATATTGCCCATAGGGGTGTTCAGTATTGATGCTTTTCCTATAACATCACTTCCCTCAAATCTGAGTTCTGTAATCTTATGTGAAACTTTGTCAAGATTAATAGTAGGGCCTTCTGGATGATTTAACTCACCGACTGCTCTACCTGTCTTGACTTGTTCTGTTACATATTTATCAACGGCACCTTCTAGGATACTCTTATCGTATATCCGTCCGTTTCTATTCTTTTTATCGGCCTGCATAAACACGCCTTCGATGACATATGTACTGCCACCCTTTTCGGTCTTTTCTGTAATAACCTGAAGGTTACTATCATGATACTCACTTATTAGTCTCATTATAGTTTATCCTATATTTACTCTTCTGAATCTGTATCAGAAGGTTTGCCCATAGTAGACGCAATTGAGATTTTCTCTGCATCTAAAGCGGCCTGTAATTTAACTGCAATAACATTATCGAATGCTTTACCAGCACCTATGTTATCACCTTTTCCTACCTTATCAATGATCTGTTCAATACTCATTATTTAATTCTCTCCTAGTATATATTTATAATATTTTAATAGTCAACGTCATCTTCATCATCACCCATCAACTCTTTTTCGGCTGTGATCTGTTTTTCCATCTCTTTCATGGAATCATCGTCCATTTTAAGAACATTCTTAGCGATCCATTCAATAGAAACATACTTACCAGCGTATTCATCTACTGTACCCAACATATCAAATCTTTCTCGCATCATTTCAGATTCTTTCAATTCTGCAAAATAGTTGTCTTCTATGTAGTCATATGCAATATATGTCTTCCACTCATCCCAATCTTGTTCAGTAATAATACCTTTAAGAATCAACTGAGTTTTTAATAGTTGATTAAATACATCACTGAATCTCTTTCTGAGTCTATCAATGAACTTCTTAAATTTAATCTCATCCCTAGAGATTTCATTACTTCTGCCTAGAGTAAACTGTTGTTCTTGTTCTAGTCTACTAATAGGAACATTCAACGACTTATACAATCTCTTTTGAAAGTATATAATATCATCAATCTGTCCTAGGTTTTCACCACCGGGCAATGTAGTAATTTCTGTACCCCTACCACCTTCTCTACGTGGCAAGAAGAAATCTTCCAGCATTGACATATGCTTTCTATCGTCTTTAAGGTCACCAGTATTAGCATCATATACTAATTTGTTTCTATACTGGCTCATAATACCCTTGAGGTATTCTTCTGCCTTACCCTTAGGTAAGTTACCAACGTCAATGTAAAAGATTCTACGCTCTGGTGCTCTACTGATTCTGTAGATAACCAAAGAATCTTCCATCATCCTTAATTGGTTAACAGGCTTAATTGCTTTATGCAAGTAAGATAAAATTCTTTTCCTAGTAGGATCCAACATACCAGAAGTTGCATAACATATAGCATCTGGATGTATCTTAATCCCTTGATTAGAAGCATTCATTTTACCATCTTGAAACAAGAAGTATTCTTGCTGCTTCGTAATTATCATTGCACCAGTCTTGGCGTCTTTTTCTTCTTCTATCTCTTTGACCTTTCTTAACATAGTAGGGTCAATATATCTTAATTCTTTAATACCATTCTTTGGAGACTTATCATCTATAATAATGTGATAAGGTAATCTTCCATCAACGTACCACTTTCTGAATATATCATGTGCATACGAATTGAAATTTAGTAACTGTAATATTGTTTCAAACTCGTTCTTAACAGACTCTTTAATCTTATCAGAAATTTCTAATTTGTCCAGAATTAAGTTTACTGGAGCTTCATCGTTGTCGCCCACAATAGACTCATTAACAATGTCCTCAATAGCAGCATCGGTTTCTGGTTGAGCTGCAATATCTCTATACTTAAATATTAAATCAACTTCATTCTTGGCTTTATCTCCATCTAAATCAAGATACGCACCAAAGTGGCCTCCAGCTTGAATAACGCCAGAACCATCTTCTTCTGTATCGGGTACAAATGAAGGCCTAACAGGTTCTACATTTCCCTTTCTCTTTATTTCAAAACCAAAAAAATCGGCCATATATATTTCCTCAAATAATATCAGGAGGGAATCTAATCCCTCCTTCTATTATATTTATACACCTAATTATGATGTAGTATTGGACTCCCAATACTGAACTTGTAGTTCAACCGTAAACTCTTCGATCTGGTTTTCAGAATCATAAGAGAGTTCAATTGCACTCAAGTTAGTTGGGAAAGTCCCACGGATATCATACTTCTTAGTGACTTCTCCAGCTTTATTTAATTGCTCTACAATCATGTCAGCTTGATAGTCAGTAGGATTAGATAGTCCTGTATTTTCATTATGGTTGTTGATACCGTTCATCCATCTTTCAAAAGCACCACGAACACTAAAGTCAACATCGTTAATAACT